AGGCAAAGCGAATCCAAATTGTTTCTGGAATGGTTGGGATGTTCTGCCAGAAATTGTTGTTTGTGTCTCTGGTACTGCAATTGTGTAGGTAGGACTGCCGCTGCTAGCGTTTACGCTATATTCAATCCTAAAGGCGACGCTTGAACCATACACGTCACCCATCTCTGTTAGCTGTTGCAGTGCATATACTCCCACGCTCACTTTAACAAAATCGATGGTGTTATCGAGTACGGGGATTAGTTTAACACCACCGTTTACTGCACGTTCTAGAGGCTCGTTTACGTCGAACTGTTGATCGATGTCAGGGAAATTGGCTAGCGGTTGCTGCGCCTGTGTACCGGTAGCGAGTTGTACGGTAACGTCACTGAATGTCGAAGTGCCGTCTCTCTGTACAAGTGGCAGTTTATCGAAATAGATTGAATCCATCCCGATTATGTTGGTGACGGTAACAGCGCTAGACGTTACTGTGCGAGACGTGTTGGATAGTACAGTAAATTGGGTTGCGCTAATGACACTATCAATTACACGTACTCCATTGTCAGCACTAGCACCACCAGTAAACGTAAATGTCCCTGCTGTTTTAGGGATTAGTGGTACTGCGGAACTGTGAGTGATGGTAATTGTTGTGGCTGACTGTGTATATGTTCCTGTGAAATTTGGGACACGTGTGGCCAGCCCTTCAATCTCGCCCTCTCCAATCAATTCGAGTACATCGATATAGCTGTCATTGAATAGGTTATTTGGCGTTATGTTGGGCTGATATGGTGCTGGCAGGTCAGGCAGCGGTGGTAGTGGTGGTAATGCTGGTAGTGGGGGAGGTGGTGGTGGAGGAGGTGGTGGAGTATAACCGCCACCGCCGCCGCCAAATCCACCACCAATATATTTCTGTGTCATCTTGTTTTACCTCTCTCATCTACCGTAATCCCAAGCGATATTACAATACTGCCCACGATTGGCATGCCATATTGAATTGGTAGTGGAGAACCAGGCTGGCTTGAATTACTAATCCCTGAAAAATTGTATGTCTTTTCGCCATTCTCCGTAGTCGCTAATTCAGGACGGTTTTTAGGATGGTCATTGCTGTTCCCTTCATAATTACCCAGGCTTGGATTACCAATGCCTGGTATCGGTGATAGTAGTTGAGATGTGCCGCCAAGCGATAGCGCCCTGGTAGTACCGATGTCAATTTGACTTTGTGCTAATCCAAATAATGTTAGTCCATCCAATGCTGCACCTTGTAAAACGTCGCCACTAATAGCGGATGCAACCTGTGACCCGCCTGCCACTGGTATTAAGTCGATAGTGCCATCTCCGATGTAGTCGCATAGTTGTAGGTCATGGATGGGCATACCATTTACAAGCACTGTCAACCGTGTATGTTCGAGGTACTCGTGTATCTGCGTAAAATTTACTGACAGAAACCGCATCGCTTCAGATACGGAACGTACTGTCACCTCATAGCAACGCCGTCCAATGATAGTCCGCAGCCTGCCATAGAATCTAACTAACATATCGGTACACCCCCTGCGTTGCCCGCAACCAGTAACCATCATATACATCTTCGCTACTCAGTCTGTTGTATACCTGATGAAGTATACGGTTATCACCTAGATATATTGCAACGTGGGTAGGATGTTGACTATCACCAAGAGCCATAGCAATTACGTCTCCATACTGTCTAGATTCCGCAGGCACTCGCACAAAGCCATGCTGGGCAGCATTGATAAATGGTTCTGGATGTACCAACCATGCATCTGGCTCAGGTCGTTCCATGTCCATTAATTCAATATCACGCTCCCGTTTGAACCAATCCCATACCAACGACCAACAATCATTAACACCCCAGCAAAATTCACGACCAACAAATGGTCTGCAGTAACTATCTGGCACGAGTTCGTACAGTTCATTATTGCTATTTATAATCAGCCATGGCAGTCCGACCTCTTCAGCGCATTGCCTATCCCTGTCGGATGGGCTAACATCACCAGGATGGCTATGGACTACTGCTAATATCTGACCCTTGTCCTCAGCATTTTTCCATTCAATCGGGTCTATCTCGAAGTTCACGAGTGGATCGCTGGCAATGTTGCTACACCTTATGTATAGTTGACGACCTGAGAATACAATGACCAGCCCGCATACCTCATTAGGTGACTCGTCGTGGATGTGACGTAGTATGTGTTGACGTATTGTTTCATTAATCATTTGCGTTGCCCTATCCCTGGAAAGCTCCCAAATGGCAGTGTTCCATTATTAAACCGTTTTTTACAACTACTCAACCGTTTACCGCATACGTCCTGTGAAGGGAGAGCGACTGGAGCATCCTCCGAGTTATAATAATTCGTTCCAGAATAGCTACATTCAGCAGAACGATATACCCACTGGCATAGGTTAGCAATCACCTGACGTTTCGGTATTCTAACGTTAGCAAGGTCGAGGGCAGATGCCAGTTCCCATTGTATGATGTCACGATTCTCCTGTACCTTACGATCAATATAGAACACATCATCTGGCATACGAGCATTAGGGTCAGCGGTAGGACTGTACTTAATATTGATATTGCCGCTAGTATTTGGTTGGTCAGGAGCGGTATAGGTGAAGTCATCGCCATTTATGCTAGTTACCGTCCGTAGTCCAGCGGTAGCAGTACCAGATGTTGGTGCAGCATATATTTTGTCGCCAGCCTGTAGTGTATGCCCAGATACCGTTACTGTTACTGTCGCTGTACCTGGTTGGCTATAGGTGCCAGTGTAGGTGACAGGATAGTTAGCAGCATCAATGAATTTAGCAAGTGTCCTGAGCCTCGTTACCTTTGCTCCACCAAGGTCATTGCCAGGATTAAACCCATTGGCTATTAACAATAGTTGTGTCCCAATGTCGCTTAGGTTTGATATTGTCAACCGTGGTCGTGGCAATGAACCACTACTTGTATATTCAAAGCCGTCAGCTATTATTGGTAACCGAGTATAGGTATTCTGATTAAAGACCAGGTTAGCATTTAGCCCATTCACGCCAGCATGGAAATAATAGGTATCACTGCTATTGTGCAGGTTGCTGAATAGTTTTAATTGATACAATTCAATTACTGCGGATGGTGCTAATTTCTGAAGTTCCGCCTGCGCCTTACTCTGGATTAGATAGGTAGTGCTACCATTAACAGGGATAGGGTTAAAGGTGCCATCAATAATAACAACACGACCAATGATGGTACCACTTGCATTTTTGTCGATACGGTATCCAGAGATATATGCAGACTGCCCAGCCCCAGTACCACCTGTCAGGTCTATCTGCATCCCACGATATACTGAATCATTATCGGAAGCAGTAGTAGCCAGGTTGATTGTAGTAGATGACCCACCAAGGCACGTTCCTGTCGTCATGGTTCTGCCACCTCCTCAAACTGACACGATACGCTATTGATATTAAAGGCAATCATCGACTTCTGCCACTGACGGCACACCCACTTTTTACCGCTAACATTATCTGGTGTTGTCCACTCAAATGATTCAACGCCATTTCGAGCATCGAGGAAATCCATAATGCTGTCAATTTCAACATCAGTACGGGCACTAAATGATAACTGCCAGACCTGTAGGTTAGTATTCAGTCCATATGCTAACCGTTGCTCGTAGCCATCGCCAAACCGAACAGAGCGGACACGTGGAGTATGAGTACGTCCAGCACCGTAGTCAGGAATGTAGCTAAATGTTGCCATTACCGAAGTAACCCTCCTGGTCGTTGTTGTTTGATGATTTCTTCCTGCACTGCCCTAGTAATAGCACGTGCCAGCCTGTCTCCTGTTGGTGTACCGTCTGATTGCTGAGTAGTTCCAGCAGCCGTAACATTAACGCTAATATTGTTTACGTTATTTGTCTGCTGACCACCAGTAGCACCATGAAGCGATACTGGGATAGTCCGTCCATCAGGTAACGGAACATATGCCTCCGGCAATGAACCCTCCCCGAACATCGCCAACTGTGGAGAACGTGCAATACCACCCGCTGCATACTGCCCAAAAGCAAGTGGTCTGCGATACTCTATTGAATAACCGAGCGCCCTTTGAAATTCGTTTGGAGCAAATCGGTTTTGTATTGGCTCATAGTTCAGGTCATAAACACCACCTATTAATTGCGCCATATAGTTTTGGTATTGTGATTCACGATTCATCCTGTCATAGACATATTGCTGCTGTAGTCGCGCTGCCATTGAATATGCTTCATCCTCACCTAACCCGTATGCAGTCCGCAAATATCCAATATTGCGTCCAGTGAAAAATGTTTCAGCCTCTTGGTCTAATAGGTAGCGGGAAAACTCTTCATCCGCAAATAGGCTAGATTGTTGCTCTCGTAGTTTGGCTAGTGTCTCCTCCAATGCATGTCGATTGGTGCCACCCTGCGTCGCATCCATCATTGATGAGTATTGAATCCCAATATATTCGGTAATCAATTTATCAACAGCATCACGGTATTCAGCGTCGGAATGGTACCTCCGTGATTGTTCAGTATCAGGTAGTCCCTGCATATACCGATACGCAAAATCAAAAGGATTATCAAACAGTCCATACCTTTCAGGATAGTAAATACCACCATTGGCAAACCCCTTAATTGTGACAGGTATTGACCGTCCATCAGGCAGCGGAACAAACGCCTCAGGTTGGCTGCCCTCCCCGAACATCGCCAACTGTGGAGAACGTGCAATGCCTCCTCGTGCATATCGAGATAACGGTAACGTACCGTCTGCTGTCATAATCCCACCATTAGCAAATCCAAACAGCTTGCCTATTCCTCCAAACAGTCCGCCACCGCCACCACCTATTGCTGCCATGATGCCCTGGAAAATAGTCGCTTGAATAACCATCTCTACCAATTTTTGCAATATCTGGTTTAGGATGTTTAGCACTACACTGTTTAACACCTCCCCAAGATTCTGCGACCCTTGGATTAGGTTCATTATTCCCTGTGAAATATTGCTACTGATTATGTTGGCAATATCAGCCTGAAGCTGCCGCTCCATCATTTTTTGTTGTAGTAACTGTTGCTGCGCCTGCGACTCTTGTAGGAC